TGAACGTGAAGAACACGAACCATAGGATCAGTGATAACTTCAAGAAACTCAGAACAAAGTTGTTCTGCAAGAAGAATACGAGGTGCGACAACTACAACAGTCTGAGGAGTTTCAGACTCAAACAGACGTGCAGTGTCATAGATCATCTTCAGGGTTTTGCCGCCACCCGTAGGAACAATGATCTGACCTTTAGAATAGGTCTGCATCGCAGCAAGAGCGCGTTGTTGATGCGGTCGAAGTTGCATTGTGTTGTTTTGTATGAGAGTATCCTACAACAAAAGAGCCCCCTTGGCGAGGGCCCTGTGACGGTTATCGGACTGTCACAACGTCTTTGATGAGTCTGTTTCCTAAAACTTTGACCATCAAATTGAGAGTAATTTGTTGTGGTCTTTCTTTCCATCCATACCACCGACTTTTCTTTCCAATGTGATACGGAGGTTGTTTTCCTACTGAATAATATTGTTCTGCAGTCACATCATAGATTTTATCACCATTCTGAAGCCACCAATGTTTCTCTTCACGATAGTCGATTGCACTCATTGGAATCAACTGATCCGTGTCCATTAGATAATACAATGACTGAGCGGAATGATAACAATGCCCGTAGGTTTGATTGGTCAGAACATCATCAGGATACATCAAAGCCTTACGACCACGAAGAAACTCTGGTGATAGATTCTGACGAATTAAACCCATCACCAGAGCCATATTGTGTTCAGAATACCGATATGGCTCAAACGTTAGACTTCTTGTTTGAACGATTCTTTTTCCCTCGTACCTGTGTCTTTCTACGGTCTTCATTTCTCAATTTCGTAATCTGTTTCTTTGCAGTATCTAGGCTTCGACAGAGTTGAACTTGTTGCCCATTGGAAATGATGATGTATTGTTTTCCATAAGGCACCGCTGCATACATTCCGTCTTTGGTTACATATCCTGTCGGTGCAGGCTTTGGTGACAGAATCGTATCATTCTTGTTCAGATCATTAAAGTTCGTTGTCATAGAGATATTCCTCCAAAAGAATGTCTTCCATCTGATGAGCTTGTTGTTCCCAAGGTTGATCCTCGTAATCCAGTTCGGAACAATCAATACCACACCAAAGTCTCTTTCCGTGTTTATCCTTCAGAGCACCTTTGACGTGTTGATAGACGTGCCAGAGTTCGTGCAAAAGTGTTCTGGTGTAATGTTCAGTGGTCATAAAGTTGTGCATCTCGATCTCAAATTCACGAGGTCGATAATGACAATCTGTAGCCCAAACCCAACCATAAACACCTTCACGATACAATCCACGATGATGCACATTGATGTGAATCTTATGACGTGGAAGATGTTTATTCACGAACCAAGTTACAACTCTCTCGCAACGTTTCTTGGAGTAATTGTAACCAGAATGACTAAGCGAAAGCATAATGAAAAAGAGCTTCAGTGACTTTTGTTCCCCAATGTAGGAACCAAACGAATGACCCAATAAAAATAAGTTTGTCCGTTGTGGTCATAATCTCTTGAAACCGAATCCAGTGTATCAGGCTCGGTGAGTCTTGTCAAGGGCTTGACAGGTCTCTGTTCCGTGAGTAGGATAACTCTGTTAAGGATGATCGGGACGCTCTATGAAGTTTAAAGTAAGCTATAAGAAACCAAAGAAAAAAGGTTACTACTCACAACAAGTAGCAACCTTTTATGATGAGAGAGATGCTTTAAACTGGGAAAAGTATGTTCGAAGAAATGGTTGTCAAGATGTGGAGGTCTTGATTGATATCTCGTAGCGGGTTTTTAGAGAGTAGGACTTCTATGCTTAACAAGCCATCAGCACGCAAGGCACGCAGTAGCTGCCATCGTCGTAAGTGCAGGTGACGTGGTTTGAAGTCACTTTGGCGATAGTCTTGCTGCGGATGATGTCGTCGTCCTGAGGCTTGGCAGTGCCATCCCCAGCGGACATCAGCAGGTCGCCCCGTTGCACCGTGACGCCTTCGGCAATGCGGATGATGAAGTCACCCGTCATCGCGCAGTAGAAGTCTTCGGTGTAGGTGTCGTCGTCGTTGTCCCAATCGACAAACACGCCAGCCACGTTTGGATCGCCTTCAACGTCGCTCACTTTGGTGCGGTTGAGCTGTTCATTGTCTTCATCACCCCATTCGCACATCTCATCTAGATTGCTCAGGACAGTGCCGCGCAGAATGTCCTCACGTCCACCGTCAAGAAGTTGGGACCAGCGAGAAAGGTGGGCACCATTGAGTTGAACAGTAGTACCAGAAATACTAATAGTGCCTTCAGTCGCCGTATCGTGAGCAAACTCAATTAGAGTGCCATCTCCTGCACTGAATGAACGATGAATGTATAAAGCGGTGCCCCACGAAGTAGAAGTTTTAGATAGCGATAAACCTTCAAAGTTAGAGCCGCTGCCTTTGCGAAGGCTAAATCCAGGACCTGAGAATAGATTTGCGCTATTTGTGTTGCCTCCTCCAACGATGCTGCCATCGTTATTAATACGCAGCGCCTCCGTCGGGCTGCTCGCTCCATCGGCGGTAGTGGAGAACACTAGGCGGCCTGGGTAGTCATTCGTTCCAGCGTTTGCATCGCCTTCGCAGATAATCGATGCAAAAGCGCCAGCGTTATTTGCGGTAAAAACGATGTTGCCTACAGCATTGCCTGCGCCCAACGAAGATGGCGCAAGTCCTCTAGAAATTGCTAAAACACCCGGACCAGTTGCCCCATCACTGGCATTTCCCTGAAGAACTGCGGTTGTAAACGAGTTAGACCAAGAAGACGTGCCAACTAACAGGCGGCCGGAGCTGTCAATCCTTAATCGCTCTGTTCCACCATTTTGGAAGATGTGACCGCCGTTATCTGAGTGGTTATAGATATTAGAGCCTGTACTTGCCGCGTCATGATCAATTTCGCCGTAATACGAAGCGTTAGAGCCAAAGCGAATCTTTCCGGCGGCGTGCAATAAAGCGCCAGGCGCAGTAGTGCCAATCCCTACACGGCCTGAGCTGTCAATCCTCATCCGCTCCGTCGGGCTGCTCGCTCCGTCGGCGGTAGTGGAGAACACTAGGCGGGACGGAAGGTCACCAGCACCACCCCCGGATACTGTCCCATCAACTACTCCTTCAATGCGTGCGCCTTCAAGTAGTGCAGAGCCATTCGATCCCTGCCAACTCAAAATGCCAAGATTGTCGCCGCTAACAACCGTCTCAAAGCTGCTGCCACGAGTTTTTGAGAAAATATAAGCGGCTCCATATTGGTTGGCGGCATTTGCAGTAATAGTGGCTAAAGGCGTGCCACCTTCGATCTGAAATACTCCCTGGCCCAGTGCGGTGTTGCGGCTACTAGACGTGCCAACTAACAGGCGTCCCGAGCTGTCGCATCTGAATCTTTCTGTGTCATTTACATAAAAAGTAAGGTTGCTGCTTTGATAACCGATGTAGCCCAAACCGTTTGAGCTGTTTGAAAGACGCAGCAATACATCACTTGAACTGGATTCAAACCTGGCGACTGTTCCAGTGCTGGCAACATGTAGTGGTTGACTGGGACTCGTAGTACCAATCGCAAATCTGCCCGAACTATCAAACCTAGCGACTTCTGAACCACCCTCACCAAAAGCAATGGTATCAGGGCTTGGAAAGAAGATACCAGTATTCGTATCTCCTGTTGGGCTGATGGATGGAATACTCGTAGATCCAGCCGAAACAGTTGTAACACCAGTCACAACTAAACCACCACCAGTAATATTAACTCCACTTCTCGCGGTGATTAAACCTACGGAATCAACATCTGTAACGTCTTCATAAGTTAAAGTACCAGCGATCGAAACGTTACCACCAAACGTAGCAATACCACTTACGTTAATTGTTGTTGCTTGAAGGCTTGAAGTGGTTGTGATACCAGTAAAAGTTATTCCCGTTTCAATACCAATCGTTTGAACTTTAGTTAAAGCCATTACTCAACACTCTTTTTGAATATTTATTCAGAGACCACTGTTCCGCCACGAGTGTTCTCTTTGGCTTTCAGATCTGTGTTGGCTTTTGCTTTTGAACTATAAACTTTACGATTTGAATAATCATCAGTCCAAGAATTATCACCCTTATAATAAAGAGTTCTATTTGGATCTAAAACACTTCCAGTTCTCTCGATGTGGTATGGCATTTTACTGTGTTTTTAGGTATTTATGAAAAGTCATTAGAGAGTAGGTCTTCTGGGTCTAGCGAATCAACCACTCCTCAACGGAATCGCTGATGTCGCGCATCTTGATCCAGCGGCTTCCGGTGGGTTGACCCTTGCGGATGCGGAGCTTACCCATCAGACCAACACAGTCCCACTCAGGACGATCTTCGCGGTTGACGTACTCCTGATCGGGGTCGTAGGCGGGATTCATCTTGCGGCGCTGTTGAATAACAGTTTCACCTTCATCGTTGACGACCTCGTAGTCCTCAAGGATGTAGGTGCCGTAATCGTCGCGCAAGTATTTGCCGCTCCACTTGTTCCAAGCTGCATCACCAACGACACTGGGGTTGCCAGAGATCACACCGATTGGGTCTTCGCCGTCTACAGCGGGGCGGATTTGATTGCCGTCTAGGACAACGCTGATGCCACGGCGATCTTCCTCGTCAGGGTTGCCGTCGCTCCACTCAAAGTATTCAGCGTAGTCAGCACCGCCTCCGCTCCAAGTGCCATCAGCGAAAGCGTTGCCATCACCACGAAGATGGAACTCTGTATCTGCAAAATCACCGCTAATTAGTTTAATAAAACTGTAAGCGGTATTTGCCGCTCTGCTGACATTAACGTACGTCGCCGTGGCTGCATACGAAGCATTTGTTGCGTAAGCACTGATGACGCCTTGGCTCGCTGCGTTTAAAACGGCAAGCTTATCGCCAGAATCAGCTTTACCCATTTCAATACTTCCATCCGCCCGAATCCTCATCCGCTCCGTCGGGCTGCTCGCTCCATCGGCGGTAGTGGAGAACACTAGCCTGCCCGGCATGTCATTAGCGCCAGGGGTGCCGTCTACAGCGCAAGTAATTTGCGCGGCTTGAGTTACAAGATCTGTGCCATCAGCGGCAGCAAATCGGATGCTTCCAAGTTCATCTCCATTTTGAACAATGGTATAACTACCAGCCGAAGTACCTCTACTTTTGCCTAAAGATAAAATTGCTCCACTTGTATCGTTTGTGTAGCGACTAAAAGATGCATTTACGACACTATCCGTATTTACTTGCTGAAACACAGCGCCAACGGTTGAGCCGACGTTGTAAGAAGTAGACGTGCCAACTAACAGGCGTCCCGAGCTGTCGATGCGGAGGCGCTCCGTCGGGCTGCTCGCTCCGTCGGCGGTAGTGGAGAACACTAACCTTGTCGGAAGGTCGCTTGCCCCTGGTGTTCCATCTACATAAGCAGAGATATTTGCACCAATGCGCATGGCACTCCCGTCTGCGCCTTCAAAGTAAACACCACCCAACTCGTCATTATTATTGACTAGTGTTTTTGAGTTAGCTGTAGTACCGCGAGATTTGCCAAGATTTATATATGCGCCATTTGCATTGGCTTGATTTGTTTTAATTGAAAAAGCGGTGTAATTTGAGGGATTTTCAATTCCAACAAGCCAGCTAGTGCCGGTGTTTGCAGAATCGAACGCAGAAGACGTGCCAACTAAGAGACGACCAGATGAATCAAACCTAGCTGCCTCTACACCACCTTCAGCGAAAGCAATGGTGTCGGCTGATGGGAAGAAGATACCAGTATTCGTATCTCCTGATGGGCTGATAGAAGGAGTTGCAGTTGATCCGGCAGAGACAGTTGTAACACCAGATACTACAACACCAGTTGTGGTTCCTGTGACTTGAAGATTTGTGATCGTCGTAACACCGGCAAAAACTGCACCAGTGTTACTAATGGTAATTGTTCCGAGACCAGAACTATTATTAATCGTATTAACTCTGATTTCTGAAGCCATTTGGGTTCACTATCCCCCGTTGTTTTAGTTATTTATTAAATTGTTTAGAGAGTAGGACTACGCGCCCTTGAGAGCTGCTACTTCAGCCTTCAGAGCCTGTAGTTCGGCAATCGTCTCCTGCAGCGCAGCCGTCAGCAGCGGCACCAGCTTAGACTGGTCGATGCCTTGGTAGACGGGATTTCCTTCGTCATCAACCTCATCCTTGTTGCCGGTAGCGCATTCAGGGACAACGGCTTGGGCTTCGTGAGCAAGGAAGCCGTCAACAGTGGTGTCGGGATCTGCGATGAAGTTAAAGCGGTGAACCTGAAGATCATTGAGGCGATCAACGGCTCCAGTCAGCGGGACTACGTTTTCCTTCAGACGGTAATCGGAAGAGGTGTTGTATGCGGTAGCCGTATTGGTCGCAGTAATTGAGCCTGGATTAGCTCCGTTGCGATAAAAGTCGATGAGTGCGCGGCTTACATTGTCACTCTCACTGCGATTAACGGCAAAAGGCGTTACTCCTCTGTCCGCAATAATTGTTTGATCAGCAGGTCCACCAATACGTTTGCCTCTAACAGTAGCTACTGTTAGATCGGTTGAGTCATCTACTCCACTGCCAATGCAAATGTTTTGATTGCTTGTAATTCGCATTGCTTCCGTCGGGCTGCTCGCTCCGTCGGCGGTAGTGGAGAACACTAAACGCCCCGGATAGTCATTCGCGCCAGCGGTTCCATCTGCAACGCACTCAATCCGACCATAAGTGCCAGATTGAGCATCCGAAAAATAAATGTCACCAAGTATTTCGCCCGCAGTAATGTTTGCGGAAAACTCGGCTCTGCCAATATTTATGCGACCACCTTGGAAGTTTCCGCTGGTATTGCCGTAAACATGAATAAGCGAATATTGCGAATCTGTACCGGTAGCAGCAGAAGACGTGCCAACTAAAAGGCGTCCCGAGCTGTCGATGCGGGCGCGTTCATTTGTACTGTCAGTTAAAAATGCGAGGGTGTTTGCTGAAGGCAACCGGATAATAGGACCGCCAGCATTAAATTGGATCTGTGGGTTTGCGGCAGAGAATAGCTGGTTTCCGGAGATGTCCAATGTCGCTGCCGGGCTAGTAGTGCCAATCCCTACACGGCCTGTGTCGGTAATGCGTAGTCGTTCAGCGTTGTCATTAATAAATACAGTATCGTTGCGCGAAGTAATTGCAAGGTTATTTTTTGTTGGCCCAGTATTGTCGTAGCTATAAATTGCGTGTAAGTCTGTCCTGTTATCACTTGCTCTTGAGAAAGTAACAGAGCCTCCCAGCGCGGAATAGTCGCTAGCGGTATAACCGGGCGTTTCCCCTATTCTTACGCGACGTGCGGAACTTGTATAGGCTTCAAATGTTGCGCCAGGGCTACTAGTCCCCAGACCTACTTTCCCCTCCGAAGTAATCCGAAGTCGTTCAACCGGAGTGCTAACAACGCTGCCATCTTGAGTAGCAAATGCTAAGTATGCGTCTGGAGTCGTATCCGCAGCAAATGCGCCAATGTACGCCTTAACACCGGCTCCGGGAGTAGAAGCGTCGCTTGAATAAAATTCAATCTTGCCTATTTGTTGATTTGCTTCAGTGTTTGCATCTGTATCCGTAAAACGAAGCGTGTTGTTCTCAGTTACCGCATCATTGCTGCCAGCAATTTCTAGTTTTGTGTTAACGCTACTAGTCCCCAGACCTAATCGACCAGAAGAATCCAGTCTCATCCGCTCCGTAGGACTAGACGCGCCATCTGCCGTAGTGGAGAACACTAACCTGCCCGGCATGTCGTTAGCGCCGGGGGTGCCGTCTACTTCGGCAAAAATAGTTGCAGCTTCAATTAAATTGGTTCCATCGGTGCCTTCAAAGAATATAGTCCCAAGTTTGTCGTCGCTTTGAACAACTGTAGTTCCACCGATACTCCCTGATCGACTTTTACCAAAAAACAACCCTGGACCAGTAGCAGCGGTATTGTTTCTAGTTATAGAAAAAGCGGATTCTGCACCGGTAGATTCAATTTGCGTTATAGGAGTAAGCGTCCCTGCGGAGCTATCAAACACCCGTGCAGTAGACGTGCCAATCAACAATCTGCCCGAACTATCAATCCTAGCTGCCTCAGCACCACCTTCAGTGAAAGCAATGGTGTCGGCTGATGGGAAGAAGATGCCGGTGTTTGTATCTCCTACTGGAGTGATGGATGGAACACTGGTTGAGCCTGCAGAAACAGTGGTAACACCAGCAGTTGCAATGATACCTGATGATGTGATTGTAACTCCAGTTCCAATACGAATTGAGTTTGAGCTACCATCAATCGTAACAGAAGAACTTCCAACAGTCAGAATACCAGTGATTCTCGTATCACCATTGACAACCAGTGCAGTTGTTGCAGTACCAGTGTTAATAATCGCACCAGAACGAGCAGTGATCAGACCAACAGAATCAATGTTAGTAACGTCTTCATAAGTCAGAGTACCAGCGATCGAAACGTTACCAGTAAATGTGGCAGCAATACCAACCAAGTTTCTAACTGTGACATCATCAGATCCAGTCAGAACAACATTACCAGTTCTTCCATAAAATCCTGTGACTGCACTTGTGGTTGCACCAGCGAAACCAATGTGACGAACTTGAATCTCAACACCACTTCCAGGTGGAGATACAAATGTCAGAAGATTACCAGTGACACTGTAAGCTCTTGAAGTTGATGTGTCAGTTGGATATTGTACAACACCATTCAGAGTTACCAGAACGTTTTGGCTGTTGGCTGGTGTTTTAGAAAGATTGAATGAAACCGTTGAACCATCACCTGTAAAATTATCAACCGTATTATCCGAAAGGTCGAATGATGCAACGGTGTTTGCAATGATATTACCAAATACTACATCCGTGTTAACTGGTGCGACGCTGAAGACAATCGTTGAATCAGCATCAATACCAAATCCAACTGTAGGAGCTGAAGTTTCTTGTGGTTGTTGAATTACACCGTTGATGGACAACAGTAATTGACCAGCACGGCTGATTTTGGCTTTTGTACCGTTATTGTATGTCGCTTTGAATTTTGTGTTAACTCCATCAAATGCAACGTTTAACGTGTGAGTTGTACCAGTGGCACCAGACGTTAAATCGATTGCAGTTCCAGCATTTGCATTGGCTGCAGACGTTGCAAGTTTGATCGTGTTCTGATCTACTTTGATGATGAAATATGCAGTGCCAGAAGTCAGACCACCAATCGCAGTTCCACCACCGTTTGTATAAGTAACTCTCTGTGCAGTTACAAATCGATGATTACTAAAAGTCAGAGTATCGTTTGTGGTTGATACTACATCAGAACTCGTTGCATCAAACGTTAAAGTGTATGATGCAATGTTATCAAGTAATCTAAAACTGCTTGTGGTGTCACCGACGATTGGTGGTTGTCCGATGTATGGCATCTTCTTGTGTTTTTAGATATTTATGAAAGTCATTAGGGAGTAGGACTACGACGCCTCAAGGGCTGCAACACGAGCGCGAAGTTGTTGGATTTCAGCAATTAGAAGCGGCACCAGCACCTGATGATCCATTTGCTGGTAGACCGGATTGCCTTCTTCATCAACGGCATCCTTTTCTCCTGTTACGGAATACGGTGCGACCTCTTGAGCTTCGTGAGCTACCAACATCGGGCGCTCAACCGTGGCACCATTCATTACGCCTCGATAAACTTTTAAGGCATCAATAGTTTGACCAGGGTCTTCAACCTCGCCAAGCAAAGTTTTAGCTCGATAGTCAGACGTAGTGTTGTAAGCAACTACACCACCGCTACGGTTAAAAGTTATTGATCCTCGCAATCCTGAAGCATCATAAAATTGAGTAAATATGTTGTTGCCAGTTCCAAAATTGCTAAAAAGATCTAGGCATGGGTAAGTGGAATTGCCTGTATCTTGTCGAATTAAACAGGCGTAACTGTTAAAGCCAATAATGGAGGTTTGATAACCGGGATCAGTTGTTGTCCCGATCATTACACGGCCATTATTTGTAATCCTCATCCTTTCGGTAGGACTACTAGCGCCGTCCAAAGTAGTGGAGAACACTAGGCGCCCCGGCATGTCGTTAGCACCGGGTGTGCCGTCTACTTGTGCAGTAATTGAAGCAGCTTGTACAAAGTCAGTTCCATCAGAGCCTTGAAACTCAATACCACCAACGTAATCATTATTTTGTACGATTGTGATAGATCCAACCGATGCCCCTCTTGCCTTCGCTAAATTAAGGATTGGATATCCAATATTGTCACTGTTTCTTATTATGGCTAAAGATGCAGTACTTGTTGACGTACCTTCTAATTGAAGCTGGCTACTATCGGCTCCATTAAAGAAATTAGTACGCGCAGTAGACGTGCCAACTAACAACCGTCCCGATGTATCAATACGCGCTCTTTCCGTTCTTCCGCCGCCGGAGGAAACAGAAAATGCAAGTGGGTAGTTTTCGTAAGATTCTAAGAAGGTGGCAGTAGAACTTGTATCGGCAGTCAGGCTTGCGTGCCTTGTATTTGATACATCAATTCTGAGTGCCGGGTTTGACGCTGCGTTCAAAGTTAATAATGAACCAGGAGCATTAGTTCCTAAACCAAACCGCCCACTACTATCAAACCTAGCTGCCTCTACACCACCTTCAGCGAAAGCAATGGTGTCGGCTGATGGGAAGAAGATACCAGTATTATTGTCTCCTAATGGAGTAATCGATGGAGCACTCGTGGTGCCTGCTGATACCGTTGTGATACCAGATAATACGTGAATACCACCAGAACTAATTGTAACTGCAGTTCCAACTCTCAGAGTTTGTGTGGTTGTCACACCAGCAACTTCTACACCACCAGAACTAATGGTAACAGCAGCACCAACTTTATAAGTCGTAGCGGTAATAATACCAGAACTACCAGTTAAATCGAGACCACTACCACCAGTGATTTGAATACCACTTCTCGCAGTAATCAGACCGATTGAATCAACGTTCGTGGTATCTTCATAAGTTAATGTGCCCCCGATCGAAACGTTACCAGTAAATGTAGAGATTCCAGTAACGTAAAGACCAGAAGCCGTGATGACACCTGAAAGATTGGCTCCAGAAAGTGTTAATGGCTGTGTTGTTCCGATACCAGCCGCATTGACCTTAGTAAATGACATCAGGTAATCTCCATAATCGTCAGAGCAGCATCAACACTGTTGTTTGTGTCACTGCTCACTCTTACACAATCTCCTGTTTGTAAGACTACTTTGTTACCTTGCATAAATTCAAGAGATGATCCTTGTGGAAGAGGGGCGTTCTTCAGAAGATCAATATTTTCTCCGTTTGCAGCCAATCTTGTAACACCAACTCCTACATTGACTCCAGCTCCAGAAGTATTTGAAAGAGTGATACCAATCACAACAGTTGTTGTTGCTGATGGGCAGGTGTAAATACCAACTGTGGTTACACCTACGTTTGATTTTGTTTTGAGTTTAAAAGTGTTTGCCATTTCCTATTATCCGAGAGCAATTGCGAGAGCGGTGGCGTCACCAGAAGCGGTTGAAAGAATATCAATTCCGTTGACACGGAATGCGGTTGAACTATTTATATCTCCATTCACATCAAGAACATATTGTGGATCTGCAGAACTGATACCAACTCTTACAGAATTACCAACTCCAATCACAGATAACATTGTACCTGCGAGACCAACATTAAATGTGTTTGCAACCGTTGAAACACCAGATACAAAGATGTTGGTTGCACTTAAGAAACCAACAGTAGAAACACCAGTTACATATGAATTGGATGCAGTTAAGAAACCAATCGTAGCAACACCACTGACATTGGCGAATGTGCTTCTGAAGTCAACGATCGTTCCTACACCAGAAGTATAAGAATTTGTTGCAGTCAGAAAACCAATGGTGGCGATTCCAGTGACATTCAGATTTCGACCATTGAATTCATCAAGATTAATGTCACCAGCAACAACCAGATTTCCTCCGATGTACGTGTCATTGGTAACAGTTAAGACACCAACTGTTGCAGCAGATCCTACTACAATGTCCTTTTCAAATCTTACAAACTCTGCGAATTTGGAAGCACCAGTGACCGTTAAAGCTGCACCAACAGTGACTGCAGCTCCGACACTAACATCTTTTTCAAATCTCGCAAACTCTGCGAATTTAGAAGCACCAGTAACAGTCAGAGCGGCACCAACCGTAACTGCTGCACCGACTGTGACATCTTTTTCAAATCGTGCAAATTCTGCAAACTTTGAAGCCCCTACAACTGTCAGAGCGGCACCAACAGTTGCAGCTGCACCAACATTCAAGTCTTTGCTGATTGTTGCACCGATGGAAACAGTCAGATCAAGTGATGATAAACCTTGAACTGTGGTGAATCCTGTGGTAACTTTCAGTGAAGTCGCATTTGCATAACCAAGAGTTGAGAATCCAGTGATAACTGCATCAGTGGCGTTTAAGGTTGTAATACCAATCGCACCAACTGTTGCAATACCAGTGATTCTCGCGTTCCAAGTTTGAATCTCACTGTCCGATAGAATCTTTCCACGGACATCCAAAGCAGTCGTTGGAACAGTAGTACCGATGGCAACTCTGTTATTCGCTGAATCGACAAATAACGTATCAGTATCTACTTCTAATCCGTTTTTGACGACAAAGTTCTTGTTAATTGCCATCGGGTTTCACTCTCCACCCTTTTCTTTTTATTTATGAAAGAACACTGGTTGAAATCGCACTCACAACTCCAGTGTTGCTGACGGTCAAACGATACAGTGATCCATTTGGAGCTGTCAGAATTAAACCTTGAGTGGTTCCAACACCAACTCGTACATCACCTCTAAACGAACTGATACCAATTACATTTAAAGTGTTCGCTGGGCTGGTGGTGCCAATGCCGATTCTATCGACACTCACAACCATTGCATCAGCATCACGAGATACAAGACCAAATCTTCTCCAGCTGTTTTGTGTGGTGTAAATCCAACCAGCATATCCTCTTTCTGATGGTTTTGATGAGAACGTGACATCACCAGCAGCACCACCGACACTTGGAGTTGCAATACCTACAGTAATCTTTCTCGCAACTTTTGCATCACCTTGTAATTGAAGAGATACAGCTTCAATACCATCAACAGAGGTTGATGTGATCTTACTGGAGAACAACGTTGGGCCATCAAACTCAGACAGAATGTCTTTATTTGCACCACCAGTTACTTTGATACTATCAGTCAGGGCATTTTTAATACCTTTGTCTTCACCAGTTACCGTTGGAATTGGAGCATCAAATACTTCTTCTTCGCCCGTAGTTCCTTTGATGACGGCATTACCAATGAAGTATTCACCAACATCATTCAGACCTGTGTAGTAATTCTGCCCACCATTTCTTCTCTGTGTTTGACCCAGTTTACGATCTTCTGTTGTCAGAACTTTTGTTTGATTCTCTGGTAAAGCAACAGAATAGTTACCTTGCCCGAAACCAACATACTCAAAGGTTTGGTTTGCAGCACGAATCAGAGAACTTCTTCTCAGTTCTACAGGAACAACACTTACCTTCTTGATAACGGTTCCAGAAGAATGATTTGTTGATTGTGTTCCAAACACACCTCTGAATACAGTATTAATTGAAGTGTTACTGATTCTCATCATCTCGTCGTTCACCATAATGTAATCACCAATGTTCAAACCACTCGATGTGGCATTGGTGATACTGATTGAAGATGAAGTTGAAGAAATACCAGCAGACATCGTTGTGGTAATTCCAGCGTACATACTGTTCATTCTGCTACCGACCTTTTCATCGGCAGTCGTGATCGCACCATCGTTAGATGAGTAACCACCAGGGAAAGCAAAGACAGAACCAGTTAAGGCTGGTGCAGAGACAGTTGATACTCCAAGATGTACCGTAAATGTCGTAAGACCAACTCTTTCCTTAACAGTAAAGACTCCATTGTATGCAGTTTGACCAGCACCAACCAGTTTAATCTTAGAACCAGCAAGGAACCCGTGAGCAGTGATACCTGTACCTACGGTGGCAATACCAGTGTTAATGTCATAAGAGATTGCAGTGACACCGATTGATGGGCCAATGACTGACATCGTTGCATCCGAAGTTGCAGCTCCAACAGTTACATTGTTTGGGCCACCCAATGACATACCGAAGTTAATGACTTCCGTGGAAGCAAACGAGACAGTTTTTGCACTCGGAGTTGCAGTGACTCTGAATGTATTATTCAGTTTCAGGTTTGTGTCTGAACGAATACCAGCGATCTGAATGACTTCACCAACACCTTGATAGATGTTAGTAACTGTCAGAATACCGACAACGTGACCAGCTGATGTGGTGACTCCAATAACTTGTAAGGAGTTTCCAATACCATAAGCACCACCACCATTGACAATCGTTACACCAGTGATACCACCATTTGCATCTACAGTGATATTTGCAATCGCACCACTACCTGCAGTGCTACCAACACCAACACCAACTAACTTAGCACCATATAATGTGGCTGAACTTCCAGAACCATAACCAACACCAGAAGAAGCAATACCAACAGATACAATCGAGTTTAATTGATGTTCAACTGACAGATAAGCTGTATGAGCAAGACCAGTGCCCATATCTGTAACGATACTGGTGATACCAACACTGATATCATTCTGCCCTAAGAACTTCTGAATCGTATCTTTTGTGATACTCTTTCTTACATCACTGGATACAACCTTACCAATTGGTTTTGATTCAGCGTGACTGATGGCTGCAGAAGGATCAGATACTGGATTGTCTCTATCAATTTGTGGATACAGATCTTTGACTGGTTGACTGAACTTGAATCCTGTAAATGGAGAAACTGTTGGAGATGCATCATAATGCAAACAGACCAGATGATAAACGCCATCCTGTTCACCCGTGATGTGTTTCTTGACTTCTTCTACCTTGTAGATGTAGAATGTCTTTTCGTATTCATTTCTTGAGAAGTTTGGAAGATCATCAACAGTTCTCGTTTGATTGCTAAGTGTTGATGATCCAGGATTATCGGTGAGAGAATATTGGAATCCTCTTGCACTTGTAATACCAATAACTTCAAAACGACCATTAAAACCAGAGCTACCAATACCAGTCGCGTTGTTGGATGAAGTAATTTTGTTTACATTGACAATCGAACCGACAGTTAAATTATGTGGTTCTTCTGACATCACGGTAGCGATGTTGCTGTTCCAAGATGCTTCACTTAAGAAGTGGAAGTTCTTTTGATCATCAATGTTTGTCAGAGATGTCGCAGTGATTTCTGAATCCGTAGCACCAGTTGTATCACTCGTTTCTTGAATGATGTATCCTTCGATTGGTGGTCTTGCAGTGGTGATACCTGCAGGAATCACATATCTGAGACGATAGATCGAATCTTCAATACTTCTTGAATTTTCTTTTCTTGTGAAATATGTCTTTGGTGTGTTTGCACCTAAGGCTGTTGTTCCAAATCCAATGATTGTTGGATAAATCTCGTTATCAATGGTTTGATTCGAAACGTTAATGTACCAGTTCTTATTTGGAACATCAAATTGAATTGGGTGACCAATATCACCTGATTTCTTATCAGAGACACGGCTGACAACACTCAGTTCTCCACCCGTGTTGTTGATTGTCAGAGACGTTCCTTCCAGAGCATCGTTGAACGTTCTTGCAACTTTGATTGCATTGCTGCTTAAACCACTGACAATGGCATAATAAACTTGATCATCGTCCAAACCATCAGGTAAGAATCCATTGTTTGAAAGAATACGAATCGATTCTCCATCAATCAGATTGTGATTTGTCTTGAAACTAATGATGTTAGAACTGATGTTGCTAACACCAATAGAATTGGAAACAACATAAGACTTTTCACCTGTATTTGTAGTAATACCTGTTGCTGATGGCATTACAATTTTGGAAACAAAATCTCCTTCGTTTCCACGAATGTTCAATTGAACTCTTAATCGATCATTTGTATTTGCACCAATACGATAACCATCAACAATGTATGGAGGAGGTGAATCTTGACTTGTGTATCCTTCAAAATACAGTCTAGTGACTGTACCAATACCAATGGTCTTGTCTACATCGATGGACAAGTAATCAACATTTGTCTCTCCATCAACAATTTCCTTTGGTGGAATGATGTGAGTGATATACGCTGCATTGTCTGGGCCTAATGCGGCTTGTTTGAAACCTTCAGACAACAGAGCATTTTCACCAAAGTTTGCATTGCAGTTAGCGAGAGACAGTTCTCCACCACTCTCAGCAACGTATTGATTGTTATGACCGATTGCAAATACTGAAACAGCCTGAATGATTGAATCATTCGACACTTTAATATGAGTGGATTTGTATCCAGGTTTGTAAACAGCTTCTGGATCTAAGTGAAGATTGTTAACAGCCGTATAATCATCATACTGACCAGATGTGGTGTTGTATCTTACGAACGCCTTATCATCTTTCTGCAGTGCATTACCAGTGAATTGTGCAACCAGACCACTCTTGAATCCAGTGACTTTTGATCCATCTAAGTGAATACCATTCAGACCAAATACGGATCTCTTGGAAAGATTAAACAGATATGGAGATGCAGAGTTAATCGTATCAACTTCAATATTAACGTCTGCACTTGTTAATGTTGGAAGTGGATTATTGGGAGCAGAAGGTACAACGTACTTGAATTGTGTGGTGGATACAACTTCCGATACAACGTGAATGCCATTGTATCCAGAAGTGCTGACACCAGAAATACGAACTGGAGTGTCAATCGAAAGATCAACCAATGCAGATTCTAAATCAACTGTGATGGTTGTCGATGCAGTTGCACCGTCACCAGATTTGATTGATGAAATACCAACCTGTTCACCTTTTGAACCAACGATTCGATACTCTTCAACTCTTGTTTGGAAATCAACCGATCCTGATGGGAAATCAGGTTCAATCGGTCTTCCAGTTCCAGAGTCATAAACATCCCCAACCTTTTGATAATACATATCAAGGTCAGTGAATGTTGAACTGATGTTCAAGAAGTTGTCATTAATAACAACATCATTTGCCCCATCAACATACTCAAAACAAGTCAGTTTATGGTGGGAGAAGTTAGGTGCATAAGTGTTTGATGTGTAGTCCTTATAAACGTTACCAGAAGGATTACCATCAAAGATTGTAAACTGAGAAATATAACACGCACCGGTCAGTCTAAAGATAGCTGAAGACTCAATATTGTTGTTTTCTGGATCTGGAACATACTTTGGATAGATCTTGGTCTTACGAAGATCCTTACCAACGATTGATGTTCCTCTTGGAATAATTACACCACCACGAACACTGTTTAACTTATACAGTTCGTTATCGGATGATGTTAAATCAAAATTACTACTTAAGCCATATGGGCTTAGAATAAGGTTACTTGAACCAAATCGAGTATAATATCTTGCATTAGTACCCGATGCATAAGGAATCCAACCAGGTCTATTGTCTACGTAGTGAGTACCAGCGGCAAGAATGATCGTGGTTTGATCAAACTTATCATTTCTTTGACCTGCTACATACGAAAACCTTGCGGCTTCAATAAGAGCTCTCTGAATAGTTTTGAAAGGTCTCGTTTGTGAGTTACCTTGGTTTTCAATACTATCCGTTGCATCTAGCTCATTCGGATCAACGTAAATGACATTGCCCTGAATATTTTTGAGAAAGTTCTCTAGTCTTGAGAGAGGCATCTTATTGTCATAGATTTTCTTCTGTTATATTTATTCAGGGCAAATTAGTGAGTAAAGTTGTTATGACTCAAGAGCTGTTACTCTGGCCAGCAGATCAGCGTTGCTTGCTTCCAGTTGCTCGATGCGTTCCATTGCTTCTTGTAACGCCTTGACAGCCTTCATATAAAGAACGGATTGATTAACACCCTTGGTGACTTCGCCGGTTTTGTTACCATCTGCATCGCGGTCTGGAGTGTCAAAAACAAGACCAGGGCATACCTGCTCTAACTCCTGGGCAATGGGACCAATTTGACGATGGGTTTCGTGCCCCGTCTCTTCCTTGAAGTTCCAGTTGCGAATCCGAATTGCTTTCAGGTCGTCCCATTGGGAACCTGCGTCAACAATGTTCTCCTTTAGCCTGACGTCGGAAAGTGTTGTGTAGCTACCGTTTGTGTTAACTACGTTGCCATTAGTGTAAACAACAAAGCTCGTTGTGCCATTGTATGCAGACGTACTGCTATGCACTCCGTAAATAAATCCACTGCTAGTACCTGCAGACACTGCGTTGTAAAGATTAAGTGTATCGCCCGCGCCATTTCTTGCTTGTATTATACCGTTGCTATTAATCCTCATCCGCTCCGTCGGGCTGCTCGCTCCATCGGCGGTAGTGGAGAACTCTAGGCGGCCTGGGATGTCGTTAGCGCCGGGGGTGCCGTCTACGTACCCAGTAATAGAAGCAGAGGCGCCTGTAAGCCCAGAGTTATGTGCACCCGTAAATGAAACAGCACCAAGAATGTCACCGTTTGCAATCGTTGTTGTGCTACCAACAGACGTGCCTCTTGTTCTTCCCAGCGCAAGGTATGCACTTTGAGAACCATTGTTGTTGCAGATTAGACTTAAGGAACTTGTGTCAAAACCAGTACCTTCTATTTGGATTGCGGATGAAATGCCATAAATGGCACGGCTAGAAGACGTGCCAACTAACAAGCGTCCCGAGCTGTCGATGCGGGCGCGTTCTTGATTGTTTGTAGCAAATACAGTTGGCGCGTTTAGGAAATTCCAAATCTGCAGTGCATTGCCACCGCCTGTTCCACTGCTGGTAGAACCCAGTGCGCCAATGGATGCCTGCTGGGTTGTATCTTCATAAAATTGAACCGCTCCAAACGAACTGGTTGTAGTGTGGTCAATACGCAGATGGGGTGTAGTCGCAGCCCTGAGGTGAAGTAAATCGCCAACCGTCGTAGCGCCAATCCCTACTCTGTTATTGGTGGCATCAACGTAGAGTGTATTGCTATCAATGTTGACATTGCCACTTGAATCAATCGTCATGCGATTGGTGGCATTAGTCTGGAAAACAATCGGATGAGCGGTTTCTGAAATAAGGTAAGTACCGTTAGCGACATACATTCGTCCCATCGCGGTGTTAGTAGTATCACTCAGCCGAAGTTCTTGGTTGCCTGCAGTTGCTGATAAATGCAACAATGCCCCAGGGCTACTAGTCCCCAGACCTACCCGCCCCGACGAGTCAATAACGAGGCTATTAACAGGTGCGCTGCCGTTGAAGCTGACGGCTTGGGTGACACCTGCAGTACCTGCGCCCTTAAACTGGAATCCGCCACTGGAGTCCAGGCGCATCCGCTCGGTGGGCGAGCCAGCATTATCTGAGGTCGTAGAAAAAACAAGCCTGCCCGGCATGTCACTGGTGCCAGGCGTCCCATCTACTTCACCGGCAACAGTTGCCGCTTCGATAAAACTAGTACCATCTGCACCGTGAAAAGTTAAAGTTCCAAGGCGGCTTCCACTGACAACCGCAGCATTTGAACCAAGTGTTGCTGCACCTGATCTTCCAAGAAGAACGTAAGCAGGGTTATTGCTTACATCATTATTAATTACGCTTAAAGCACCCCGTGCAGTAGAACCACCTGTTCCTTCTGTTTGAGTTAAAGAACTAAGAGTTGTGCCAAAGAAATTACTACGCGCTGTAGATGTGCCAACTAAGAGACGACCAGATGAATCAATCCTTAATACTTCCGAACCACCTTCTCCAAAAGCGATCGTATCAGCCGATGGGAAGAAGATGCCGGTGTTCGTATCTCCACTTGGGCTGATTGATGGAGCACTAGTACTACCTGCAGAAACCGTGCTTACTCCAGTAACAATCAATCCACCACTAGTAATATTAATTCCACTTCTTGCAGTAATCAGACCAACCGAGTCTACGTTGGTGACATCTTCGTAGCTAATTGTCCCAGCGATCGAAACATTACCAGTAAACGTAGCGCCAACTGCGGTAATGCTAGTGTTTGTTGCAATAACGTCACCAGTGATTTTAGTAAGTGCCATTATAGTCTTTTTTTAGTTATTTATCCCATAACAGCTTCAAACTTTTATCAAACACCATCACATATCTGTGTTTACGACTTCTGTCTTTCCACTCCCCTTCCGCACCTTTGACTCTTCCACGAGAGTGTTTAGTTCCGTCTGCAAAGTAGAAGTCTTTTTTAGGATCTGTGAGACCTGCATATTTAAAGTTGCAAGCCCGATAAATTGTACCAGTATGGTAATCTGAATCAGCATAAGAAATGATTGCTTTAACTTCAGTATCTTTCCGAAGTTGTCTAATCGCTCGTGACACAAACCAAGAAGTGATGTTATATTCGCGTGACTGCGTATCAGGGTGAATGCAAAGTCTTGAGAGTTCGAAGAGCCCTTGTTGTTCATTTCTTTCTAATCCAAATGCACCTTTTGCGATTTCTGGAACAGGTAATCCAGTGAAGATACAAACTCCACAAGCACCACCAATGTTCATAAAACAGAAATCATTATTCTTGTATAGACCGTAATTATATCCTACTTTGAAACCTTTTGACAGATCTTTCAAATAATGAAACCGCAGAAGTAATTCTGCGGTTTCGGACTTATTGATTCTGTCAATGTGATAATCACTTTTCATTCAACAAAAATTCTACAGTATTTGCAACATCATTCATTGCATCACGAAGAAGTGGTTGTTGCCCAGATTCTTGACGACGAATGGGTCTCGAAGAATCACAGAGCGTCCAACGCCATTGATTCATATCTTTACAATGCCAGAGATTAATTTTCATTCTTTTGATACTCCAAACGAATCCAGTTCAGAAGTGTATTGTAAGAATAAATCGCTGCATCGTTGCAGTTATTTTTTTCCATATCGTAGATATAATATTCTAATGCTTCAATGACCATTTGACGGTCTTGTTGTGAAATTAATGACATTGGAGTTTTATGAACTCAGAGCTCCCAGACGGAATTGAACCATCCTCTCCTGATTACAAGTCAGGTACATCGCCACTAAATGCTTTAGGAGCAAAAATCAATCAGCAGGTAACATTTCTGGATTTTCCAGTTCGAGTTCGAACAACATTGGATGACATTGTTCATCAATCAAATAGAATGATGTTTTATACAAATTATCTGGTTCGTAACGTCGTTCTTTGTCCGCTACTGATATGAGTTCCAGATCGTAAATTGATTCGTCTGGAAGTTCGTCAAAAGTAAATGGAATACCTTCTATAAAATACATCAGAACCAATTGAGTTCCTTGATTATACCAAACATATCTGGCATCAATTCGGTACTTCATAGGATGTTTCCTACTTTTGTGTATTTAGAGGATAATCCTCTAATAGCGGTGGCGAGATTCGAACTCGCACTGTATTGATTTTAAGTCAACTGCCTGCTGCCGATTGGGCTACACCGCCATCAAAACTCAAAACAGACTGAGTTGATCTTTTGATTCTACCACAAATGTAGGTGGGTGTAAACGACAGTATTCATTAAATGTGATCTTCATCTCTTTATTGGTCAGACCACAATTACGAGCGGCAGTTGGAATATTCCACTTAGCACCAAATAACATTTCCATTGAATATCGTGTTTCAGGTCTCATACGTAAGGTTCAAGTGTGGATGATTGAATGTTGGATGATGTGGTTCTGAGTCTGGTGTTTTCTTGTGCAGCTTGTTCGTTACCATAGAAGATCGCCCATCTCTCGTATTGTAAACTTGACCGTTCTCTTTTGGCAACATTGATTGTTGAAATCAGTGTATCCGCTTCAGATCTAAGAGTATCGATCTCTGCATACTTGTTTGTAACTTGAGTATAATAACTCGAACATCCACCTGTGTTTACAATAGTCGCGGTGTATCCGATTGCAGTTCCACCATCTTTGCTTACAATATTAAAAGATCCTACACCAACATTCGAAGAGGATAATGTAGAGGTTGAATACGAAGCGGGATCGAGATCTACATAAGATCTATTACTCATATTTTGTACACGAACTTGGAATAGATCGTTTTTTAATTGACCATATCCAACCAAACAAGTTGAAATACCACCAGTGTAGTTTGTACAAATACCAGTGGATTGCCCACATCCAGTTCCAGGGCCAGCTCCAATGGCTTGAACAATTAAGTTATAAATTTCAGTTTTGATTGTGGTGATTGAACTTGCGATTGCAACAAGACGACTGTCTACATTGACTGTCATTGGATTGTAATCGTTAATTCGATCTTGAATTGAACGATCTAGAGGAGTTCCTTGTTGTTCTAATGCAATCAAGTCATCTTGTGTAATACCAACACGACTTGTGTCACTGACACCTGCTAAACCATCAACAAGAAACTTACCCTGTTCAATGACATTCAGATTTTTGTCAATTGTTTTCTCGTATTCGACTAAAATCCTTTGAGTTTCGTCTCTCATCGATGATTCCTCTTATAAGCGGCTGACCCGATTTGAACGGGCGACATCTAACTTGGAAGGATAGCGTTCTACCACTGAACTACAGCCGCGCATTTTTATATAGTACAACATTTTTGATGAATTGTCAAGATCCTCGACTGTAGTCCCATCCAGCGATAGAGAACTGATCTGATGATCCAGGATAATCAGCAGGAGTTTCTCCCTCGTATTCAATAATCAATGGCTCTCCATCGATTCGTGAAGCGTGAATGACATAATAACAATGAATATCAGATCCATTTCCAGATCTGATCACAACTCTTTTGTCTTCTTCAATTCTTTCGACAATCAAATCTTGAGAAGAACCAATCTGAGTAAGAGTTACTGTGATACTTTCTGGATCAATAAAATTCACCCAATATTCTGGTAGATTGATTACTGAATCTTTTGTTTTTCCACGGATATAAACACCAGCTTCTGGGCCTTCTAAACAAATGTGTCTCAGTCGATGCCCTTCTTTGTTTGGATGATTAACGTCAAATCCTTTCCAAGATTGAACATTAATTGTTCCTTGAAACTGACCAATGAATTTTCCACCAATGAATTGTTCAGACTTAACCAGATCACTTACCAAATGTCTTCCTTTGGTAATTACATTACCTTTGGTGATTCTATCTCCCTTTACAACATTTAATCCTTCTTGAGTTCTTACACCTTTATGAATTTTAAGACCAACGTGAGTATGTTGACCATCCACCCAAACACTGATCGGAGTGACCAGTGGTGGTTTTGTTCCTGGTATCGTTTGTGGGGCTGGTGGGCCAACATTTAAAACCGCTTTGGCAACTGGAGCAGAAAGAGGCAAACCAATAAAAACTGGGCCATTCAGAACAGAAGTTCCGTTTGGAGTTGCATCTGTTGGAAGATAGGATACGTCTGTTGTTCCTACAACCAACTTATGTTCAAAACCGTATTTTGGTGAGTTTGCCATATTAACCGATACTTAACTTTGTGCTAATACCCAAACCCTTGATCAATTGACCAATCGAAGTCAAGTCAAGATCTCCAGCAGCCGCGACATTCACAAATGCACTGTTCATTTCCATAAAACCTTTCGACACAATATTCATCGTATTCATTGCAGAGAGACTAATCTTTTCTGCTTGAAGTCGAACATCCATTCCTTTAACGTTTACAACCTTGGTTGCATTCACAGTAAAGTCACCATCATCACCACCACCTTGAGCAAAAATTCTTACATTCTTTCCCATTAAGATTATGTCACCATCTTCTGCATTCAGAATAATATCTCCGTGTTTGCAAAGAATATACTTCGCAGGATTGACACCAGTATTATCGTTACCTTTGGCTTTAAGACCAGCACCAAGAACTTCATAAGACATTCCTGGCGTGTCAAGAACTGCACGACCAGTGCCAGGCCCATTATTCACACCACCCTGACCAGTTCCAGAATAAAAACCGAATCCTTGAGCTTCTTGAGTGACGACTTCAAAAAGAGTTCTTCCGTGAATTGTTCCTTGACCACTCTGAAATGAATATCTAGCTGTGGTCTCTCTCGTGTATTGTTTTTTATCCTGGGGTGGAGTTTTATCGTAAACGGGATTCTTCTTTGTCATCTCTGAACACAATCAATAACTGTGACTATGGCATCTTGAGTTGTTGCAGCAAATTGTTTAGCTTCCTCAAGTTTAATAAATCTGAGAACAGGCAACAATCTCGCCCCAGCACCAGTGTCACTATTTATTTGCAAATCTGGAAGTGATGTAAATCCTGATCCACCATTCAATACATTGGCACCAACAATAAATCCATCAGACACGATAACTTCAATCTGAGCTCCACTGGTATCATCCACAATCGAAATTGTGGTATCATCTGAGTAACCATATCCAGTATCTTGTACAACAACATTACCAATTTCCGTGATGTATGAATTTACACCGTCACTGTTGGTGTTTGAATCGGGAATCACTTCTTTAACAATCTCATTTCCATTTTCATCGATTGATGTTTCTGTTGTGTTTGGTAAGTAACTATCACCAGGGTCTAAGATCACAACATCTACGATTCCAGTTTCTGTACCATTTGGATCTGGAACATACAGTGGATTTCCATCATCATCTTCTACAACAGTTCCAGTATCATCAGTCACGGGCGAAACTGGGCCAATAATGGCATATCCACCACCACCATATCCATTCTTACATCTATCGTAGAATGTAATCAGTGGAGGATCTGTAAATCCAAATCCAGAGTTATCAATTGCAACACCAATAATGTTTCCGATTGCATTGATGACTGCACTACCAGTTGCACTTTCTCCACCACCACCAACAAAATCAACGAGTGGAGGCCCACAACGGAATACATTACTACTACAATCTGGAACCCCAGCACCAGCGTTTGAAGGAATCATATCATCTACTTCTTGCAATCCTGGTGAAACAAGAGAACTCAATGATGCATTTCCTAAGATCTTGTTGAAATTATCAATATCTCCTTGAGCAGGCCCATATCTTGCAGACCAGTTCGTTGGAGTTGGGCATTTTAATTCATCACAACCCAGAATACTTAAGAACAGATTGGCATACTTTAAAGCTTGAGAAATAATTGAACTCACACTTCCTAAGATACCACCCAGTACATTGTTGATTTGTGAAAGAATAGGGCCAAGAGTGTTGTCAAGAACATTGAACAATTGACCTAACATATCACCTAAGAAATTCTCGACCACACATTGAGGAACATCAATGATTTTACCAATCATATTTGTCAAACTATCAATGATGTACTTGAAAAGATCTTTGATGATCTTTTCAAATAAACAGAAGATTAAATCAGTTAAGGTCTGTACGGATTTCCCAGTGTAAGGTTCTAATGGTTTTGGTGTTGTTGTTCCTAATAACTTGGATAACTTTTGATGAATTTCTTGAATTAACCAAGCACGAGCACGACGAATTAAATTCGTCATTGTATCAAATATTTTTCCTGCCGTCGTTTTTAAATCTTCATTGATGTTGACAATTTTACCCATTATGGGGTCAACGTAGACATCAAGAATCTTTTGATATCCATTCAACCTTTCAATAAAGTCAATCATAAACTTTTGAATTCTACCAATCTCTGTATCTTCACAGGGGCTTGGTAAAGTTAATTCATTGTCCTCAGAAACACTTTTCTGTTTACTTGCAACTGTTTTCTGATCTTTTGTAGTGTCTGATGAGTGAGTTCTATTTCCTTCTTTGACTTTCTCTTCAACGATTTGATGTTTTCCAAGAATTGGTTGAGGAGGTGTCCAAGGCTGAAAACACGTTGATCTCTTCGAAGAATACTCATTCTGTTTCAGAGTATCTTTCTGATATGTCTGTTTGAATAATGTTCCAAAAACTACTGGTTGTTGGGCATCGTCTCCATCCAAGAAAAATCCAATGACAACTTCACCACCTTGATAATTGGATAACTCTCCTTGACCAGCGGTTACACTTCTATTTGGTGGTAAAAGAACGTGAGCGAGAGGAAGATCTTCATCAGGTAAATCTTCTTCACAATCGTGATATCCAATGATACGAACTCGAACACGATGAGAATAAATCTCTTGACCATCTTCCGTTCTTTGTCTTTCTGTGGCAGTTTTCCACTTTCCTTTGGAAGGATCAGTAACTTGACCGATCCACCAAATTAATTGATCTTTACCAAAGAAATTTCTTACAGACGATAATTCTTGCATTTCAATTAATCATCATATACTTTACATTCTGCAGCATCAGGATGTGCATCACAGTAAAGTTCTAATGGTGTTGGATCGTGTGAATTATCTGGGTGACGTTCTTGATAAGCTTGTAACTCTTTTAATTCCTCTTCAGTGTGACGCCGCATTTGAGGAGAAAGTGTCGGATCATCAAGAATTTCCTTATCTTTCTTAATGTGTGCTTCGATGTTTTCCATTTTTTTGTACCTCTATACTATATTTAAGCAGTAAATGTATTGCGTATCAAAGAAAGTTGAGTATACGCTTTGTTGTTTCCTATTTCGTGTTTGAGTTCTGATATTAAATATTTTCCACTAATA